GCTGTGTCTCGGGGCAAGAAACGCCAGGTAGCTGAAGGTGCATGGCGGTGGTCGCGGTCCATTCCGGTGGATGCGACGCCGGCTGTAACCCCGACTTTGGCCCTGTGGGGTTACGACCATTTCTGCAAGATTCCACGCAGTAAGGTCTATTGACCTGCGAAAACGTCCCCGAACACTGGAGAACCGATCATGACCGCTGCAACGTTCGACCAGGCCCCCGCCGACGCCCGGCCGGCGCCGCGTCGTATCCAGGGGCTGCGCTTCCCCGTCCTGCCGTCCGGTGCGCTGCTCGCGCAGTTCGCCGGGTTCGGTGCCGGCGCTGTCGGGCTGTACCTGACGGCCGGCCTGGCCGTTAGCCTTCTCGTTGCCGGCGTCGTCACGGCCGGGCTGGGCATGCTCCGCGAGGGCGGGAGGATCTAACCATGGGACTCGGGCGCCTGCTCAACCGATCGACGGTGTACACGGCCACCGACACGGTGACCAACGCATCGCAGACGTTCACGATCGTCAACGGGCTCGCGCCGCAGTTCTCCAGCGCCGGCAACTACATGAACGGGATGACGATCCCGGGCGCGTGGCGGGCCAGCCTGCTGCTGTCCGGGCTGCTGGCGCAGGTTCCCTGGAACGGGTACCGGGCGCCGGTCGGTGGTGTCCCCGAGCTGATCTCGCCCCGGCCGCCGCTGCTGGAACAACCGAACCCGCCCGAAACCCGCATGACCACGTTTCGATCGATGATGCTCGACCGCATCTGGCACGGCAACGCGGTGGCGGTCATCGCCGCCCGCAGCTCGACCGGCTGGCCGACCGCCATCTTTCCGGTGCCGGCGACGGCGGTGGCGGTTCGCCGGGTCACGCCGTGGATCGACTCGCCGCTGCCGATTGGCGCCCTGGAGTACGCCATCGGCACCGAGCGGTACGGGTCGCAGGACGTCATCCACGTCAAGGGGCCGTGCCCGCCCGGGTGGGTGCGGGGCATGGGTGTGCTGGAGACGCAGCTGACGACCCTGAACCTGGCCCGGGCGTTGCAGGACCAGGCCGGCGCTGTCGCGAACCACGGCGTGCCCACAGGTGTCATCACCTCCGATAACCCCGACCTGACGCCCACCGAGGCGGCGGAAATCAAGCAGGATTGGAACGCGGCGCAGGCGACCCGGGGCGTGGCCGTACTCAATTCGGCGACGCACTTTCAGCCCCTGTCCTGGAACCCGGAGGAGATGGAGCTGGTCGAGGCCCGCCGGATGTCGCTGTCCGAACTGGAGCTGGTGTTCGGGCTTCCGCCGGGCTGGCTGGGCGGCATGAACAGCGCACGCCAGTACAGCAACATCGAGCAGGACGCGGTGCAGCTGCTGAAATTCAGCCTGGGCGACTACCTGGCCGAGTTTGAGCAGGCACTTAGCCTGGCGATGCCCCGGACCACCGTTGCCCGGGCCGAACTGGACGCCATCCTGCGGTCGGACACCCTGTCCCGCTACCAGGCGTACGCCATCGCCCTGTCGAACGGGTTCCTGGACGTGGACGAGGTACGCGCCCTGGAGCACCGCCAGCCACTCAACAAGGGCGAGGGCGCCGAGGGCGCCACCGTCGAACGGGTCGCGCAGGCGGCACACCAGCTCGCCACGTCGGTGGACGTGTCGATCAGCGCCGACGAGGTGCGGGAGCTGCTGAACCGGGCCGGCGCCGAGCTGACCGGCCCGGCACCGGAGAAGCCGCCGCCCCCGCCGCAGCTGGCGGTGACGGCCGGCGCGCCGACTGTTGCGCCGGGCGGGGCGGCCGGCGCGAAAATGAACGGGCAGACGCCGAACGGGCAGGCCCCGAACGGCAAGATGATGATGATGATGGGAGCGGACCAGTGACCACCAAGGCCAAGGCCAGCACGACGTCGGGCGCCACCGATCAGCCGGACGCCGGCCCGGTCGAGCTGGTCGCCGGCCAGACCACCGACGAGCACGGCGTGCAGACGACCGTGACGACCGTCGACTACGGCGACGACGCCGGCACCGTCGGCGCGGTAATCCTCACCGTCGACAACCCCGAGACGGACCGGCCGGCGACGCAGATGCCGTTCGGCGGGCCGTGCGTCGTCAAGGACGGCACGCCGCACATGGGGCAGGCCGTCAACGGGAAGGTGTGCTCGGCGCACGCGAACCGGTACACGGCCAGCGGGCAGCCGCGTCAGCCGGTGAAGCGGTGAACGGCGGCCCGGTCGCTGCGGCCGACGAGTTCCTGTACCGCTCGTACCAGCCTGACCTGGAGGTGAAGTCCGGCGGTGACGGGCGCACCATCTACGGCATTGCCGTGCCGTTCAACGCCCCTACCCGCATCGGCCCCGACCTGGTGGAGCAGTTCTCCCGGGGTGCGTTCAACCACCAGCTAGCCGCCCCGCAGCGGGTGAAGTTCGCCCGGGAGCACATGGCGCTCGGCGGTGAGCTGATCGGCGCGGCGTCGGTGCTGCGCGACGACCCGGCCGGCCTGTACGGCGAATGGCGGGTGTCGCGTACCCCGACCGGCGACGCCACCCTGGAGCTGGTCCGCGACGGCGCCCTGGACCAACTGTCCATCGCGTTCCGCAGCCGCCAGCACCAGATCATGCCGGGCGGTGTCGTCAACAGGACCAAGGCCGATCTGTCGGAGGTGGCGGTGGTGCTGGCCGGCGCGTACGGGGAGCTGGCCACCGCCGGGGGTGTCCGGTCACTCAGCGCCGGCTACCCGTCGCCGGGCTTGCCGGTATCGGCCGAGCTGCTGGACCTGCGCGCCTCGGCCGAGGTGTACCTCACCCCGGGCCGGCTGCCCGAGCTGCCCGACCTGGAGACGCGGCTGAAGGCCATCCGGCTCGGTTACATGTAGGCAGGCGGGCGGCGGTGGCTGGTACCGTTCCGGGTCAAGGACGCTGGACACCGCCACCCCCGCCCCCGGACGGACACCCCGGCCACGCCGACACCCCCGACCCGGGTTCGCGGACACCACGGTCACTCGGAGCACTCAACCCTGTGGCGAGTGAGGTTCGAGACAATGGAGAACGTGTACCTGGCCGCTCTGCGTGAGCGGTACGAAAGCCTGCGGCAGTCGATCGCAGGCGTGCAGCAGCAGGCGTCGGGCGCGAACCGCCAGATGACCCCGGAAGAGCTGCGGTCGGTTACCGAGATGGGCAGCCAGGCGGACGCCATGTTCCGCGAAATCGAGATGCTGTCCGAAATCGAGATCCGCAACGCGTCGGTGAACGCGATGGCCGGCCGGGTCACCACGGCGCTCGCCGGTGGTGGCAGCGGCGGCAACGGCGCCGGCTCGGTGCCCGGTCAGGGCGGCGGGGCCGGGACGATGACGATGGTTCGCCCGGGCACCACCCCGGCGAACGACCAGGGCGTGTCGCAGACGCGCGCCGCGAACCTCGGCGGGGCGCACACGCAGGCCCGTGACCCCGGTTTCTACACCCGTGGCAGCGGCTTCAGCTTCCTGGGCGACCAGTTCCGCTCGATGAACCTCGGCGACCGGGACGCCCTCCAGCGGCTGCTGGACCACAGCAACGCCCTGCGCGACGACGAACACCTGCGTGACGTCCTCGGTGCCGGCGCGTCGACCGGCGGCCTGGGCCTGGTCCCGCCCGTGTGGCTGGCCGACCAGTTCGCGCCGATCCTGCACCGTCGCCTGCGCGTGGCCCGGTTCCTGCGGCAAGTGCCGTGGGCCGGCCCGTTCGCGTGGTCGATCCCCGTGGCCGGAACCCCGGCGCTCACCTCGTCGGTGGCGGAAGGCATCAACACCACCGAGACCGACCCGACGTACACGGTGCTGACGGTGACGCCGCAGGCCATGTCGGGCTACTCGGAGGTGTCCCGGCAGATGCTGGAGGCGTCGAACCCGGCCGTGGACGCGGTGATCTGGGGCGACATGATCGGCAACTTCTACGACAACTGCGAGACGGCCGTCATCGTGGCCCTGAACGCGCAGTCCGGCGTCAACACGGTCACCGTGTCGGCGGCCGCCCTGACGACCACGGACATCCTGCTCCAGCGGTCGGGCCTGCTCGACGGCATCGCCGCGATCTCCGACAACTCGGCCGGCGACGCGACGATCTGGGCCGGCCGTACGTCGCGCTGGACGACGTACCTCAAGATGCAGGACGGCAACGGCCGGCCGCTGATCCTGGCCCAGCAGTACAACCCGCAGAACGCCATCGGCATCGGGAACGTCACGCAGGCGTTCGCGAACCCGGCGCAGGGCCAGCTGGAGTCCCTGGACGCGGTGACGTCGCCGACGATCGCCGCCAGCACGGGGTTCATCCTCAACCCGGAGGAGTCGCTGTTCTCCGTCTCGCCGCCCATGCAGTTCACGTTCGAGCAGCCGGCCGGCCCGGCCCTGGTCCGCGTGGGCGTGTGGGGATACGAGGCGGTCACGTTCGGACGGCGGCCCAAGTCCATCACTAAGATCACCTACTCGGGTAGCTGATCGCTCGAACGCCCGGCCCGCCGACTGGGGATGGCGGCCGACCGCCGCCACCGACCCCGGGGCGGCGGTTTTGAGTCAAGGCAACCTTGACGGCAAACACGACGGCATGGTGCAGGTGGCGTACCTGCATCCCGAGGAGGTTTCCCATTCGTGGGTGGAGTCCATGCGGCGCATGTGGGCGTTCGACCGGGAGCTGCCCGGCGGGCCGCGTATCGCCGCCGAGCCGCTGAACATGCGCTGCACTGTGGGCATGATCAGCCACGTTCGGAACTACGCCACCAGGCTGTTCCTGGACAAGACAGATCATGAGTGGTTGCTGTTCATCGACACCGACATGGGTTTTGAGCGCGACGCCGTGCACCGGCTGCTGGAGGTCGCCCACCCGCAGGATCGGCCCGTGGTCGGCGCCCTGTGCTTCGCGCTGATGGAGGCGCAGTACGACGGCATGGGCGGGCACCGGTTCACGATCGTGCCGACCATGTACCAGCTCGGCATCGAGCAGACGACCGGCAAGGCCAGTTTCTGTTTCTACGGCGACTACCCCACCGACACGGTGGTGCAGCTCGGCGCGACCGGGGCGGCGTTCCTGCTCATCCACCGTGATCTGCTGGTGGAGCTGCGCGTCAGGTACGGCGACCACTGGTGGGACCAGATGTATTCGGAGATCGGTGACCTGGTGGGCGAGGACATCGGGTTCTGCGCCCGGGTACTGGCGCACGGCGCCACGGTCCACGTCCATACGGGTGTGCAGACCAGCCACCACAAGCGGATGTGGTTGACGGAGGTCGACTACGCGCGCCAGCTCGGCCCGCAGCAGGGTCCCGACGACGCCAACAGCATCGAGATGCGACGGCTTCAGGCCGTGAACGCGCACCTGACCGCCCGGCTGGCGCAGGCGATGCAGCGGGAGATGCCGACCTGTGAGGCGTGCGGCCAGCAGTACCCGGCCGTCGACCAGGTGCCCGGCTCGCAGCGGTGCCCGTCATGCCGCCATGACGAGATGATCGAACCCGAGGTGGCGCGGTGAAGGCGCTGGTGACCGGCGCGGCCGGGTTCATCGGGACGTGGCTGTGCGACGAGCTGGCGGCGACCGGCCACGACGTCATCGGCGTGGACCTGATGTCCGGCGCCCGGACGTCGGCGTGGCGTTCCGAGCTAGCCGACCTGCTCGACCCGGCAGTGGCCGGCGAGCTGATCGAGGGGCACCGCCCCGACGTCGTGGTGCACCTGGCCGCGCACGTCGGGCGGGTGTTCGGTGAGGACGACCGGGCGCACACCGTCAACGCGAACGCCACCATGACCACGCTGGTGGCGGCGGCGGCCGCCCACGCCGGCGCCAGGATGGTGTACGTGTCGTCAAGTGAGGTGTACGGCGACCACGGGCACGCGGTCATCACCGAGGACACGCCCTGGCGCATCCCGCACAACCTGTACGGGCTCAGCAAGGGCTGGGGCGAGCAGGTGTGCGAGCTGTACGCGCCGGCCGGTCTGACGGTGCTGCGGGTGTCGATGCCGTACGGCCCGGGCGTCGCCCCCGGCCGGGGCCGCCGGGCCATGGACACGATTCTGTGGCAGGCCCACCACGGGCTGCCGATCACCGCCTACCGCGACACCGAACGGTCCTGGTGTTGGATCGGTGACACCGTGGCCGGCATGCGGATGGCGATCGAGGCCCCCGGCGGCGGCGTGTACAACGTCGGCCGGGACGACCAGCCGATCAGCATGGAGCACCTGGCCAAGCACGCATGCGACCTGGCCGGCCGGATGTACGACATCATCCGGCCGCTGAAGGCCCCGCCGACAGAGACGCTGGTGAAGCGGCTCGATTGCAGCCGGCTGCGCGCGCTCGGCTGGCAGCCGCACGTCGACCTGGAGGTGGGCATGAAAGCCGTCTACCAGTGGGTGCGCCGGTTCGACGCGACCGGGGCGCTGCGGTGAAGATCGGCGCCCGGATCGCCGTGGTGATACCGACCGTGACCGGGCGAGAGGACATGCTCGCCCGGGTCGTCGCCGCCTACGACGCCACCACCCCGAACATGACACTGGCCGTGATGCGTGGCTTCAGCACCTGCGCCGAGGCATGGAACGCCGGGGCCGAACAGCTCGCCGGCAGTCTCATCGGCACCACGTACCTTCACTTCGGGGCCGACGACCTGGTGCCCGATGACCGCTGGTGGGTGTCGGCCGTCGATGCCGTGGACCAGGGCGTCATGCCCGCACCTCGGATCGTCAACGCGGCCGGCGAGCTGGACTACTGCGGCGAACACGGCCGGGACCTGCCCGAGTGGACGGCCGTGCAGATGTCCGTCGTGCCGTTCTTCAGGTGGGATCAGTGGGATGAGATCGGGCCGTGCCTGCCCATCCACTACTTCTCCGACAACTACCTGTCGTACCGGGCGGCCCTGGCCGGCTACCCGACCGCCGTACGACGCGGCTACAGCTTCACGCACCTGTGGGCGCAGCCGGGCCGTGGCGCAGGTATGTCGTACGAGCAGCGCATGCGCCACGATGGTGAAGTGTTCGCCGCCGCAACAGGGATGAGGGTGCCGTGAACGTGACGCGCGTGCTCCAGTCGACCGGTATCACCCTCACCCGTGTGTTCACCGTGGACGAGACACCCACCGACGCGGCCGGCAACGTCACCGTGGCGGTGAAGCGGCTCGACGGCACCAACGCGGCCGGCACGTTCGCCGGCAACGCCACCCACGCCGGCACCGGCACGTACACGTGGGCGCTGTCGCCGTCGCCGCTGCTCGACTGCTGGACGATCGACTGGACGGGCACGATCGCCGGCAACATCGTCACCATCCGGGACTTCATCGAGATTGTCGGCGGGTTCTATGTGCCCGACCTGGCGGTGGCCCGCAGCCGGCTGTCGGTGAAGCCGGCCGTGACCACCGCCGACCTGGCCGGCGCCCGGGTGCAGGCCGAGCAGGAAGCCGACCGCATCTGCCAGCGCGCGTTCGTGCCCCGGTACAGCCGGCGCCGGCTGTCGGGTACCGGCCAGCCGGGCCTGGACTGCGGGCACCGGTTCCTGCGGGCGGTGCGGTCGGTGACCGTGGCCGGCGTCGCCTACACCTCCGACCAGCTCGCCGGACTCGGCTTCAGCTCCAGCGGTCGGATCGGGCAGCCGACCGGGCTGCGGTGGCCGATCGGGGACGGGAACGTGGTGGTGGAGGTGGAGCACGGCATGGACTACGTGCCCGAGAACATCACCTGGGCGGCGACGACGCGCATGCAGTCGATCCTGGACCGGCCAAAGTCCGGCGTGCCGGACCGGGCGCAGTCGTTCACTACCCCCGACGGCGGCGTGTACCGGCTGACGACCCCGGACCGGCAGCACACGGGCATCCCCGATGTCGACGCCGTGTACGAGTCGTACTACCGGCCTAAGCGGTCGGTGTTCGCATGAGCACCCTCGGGTTCTTTCTCAAGCGGGCGGTGTTCGACCTGCTCGAACCGATGGCCGGCCCCGGGCAGGTCCTGGCCGACGTCCAGCTGGAGTACGCCACGCCCGGCAAGTGGTCGGATCTGTGCGTCTACCTGGGCGGGTTCACCTCCGAGCAGCCGCACACCGACGATGTGGTGGACGGCGACGACGTGGCCCCGCAGGAGACGGTGACGCTCGGGCTGTACATCCGCAGCGCCGCGCAGGGGCTGACGAACCGGGAGCAGGACGCACGCGCCGAGGACGTCGGCGACCGGATCGGGGCTATCCTGCGGCGGAACCCCCGCATGTGCGGAAACAACACGGTCACCCTGATGGGTGGCGGAACCGGCGACTACGTGAACACCGATGACGGTGTGATCGTGATCGCCCAACATCGGATCGTCATGATGGGCTACCTGGACCCCCACTGAACGGAGTGCAAGCCATGCCACTGAACGGAACGCAGCTCCAGGTGTCCCTAAGCGGCGTCCTGTCGTCGCTGCTCGACCTGGGCACCGTGTCGTTCCCGACGTCCCTGATCCGGGGCTCGAACTACGACCCGGGCACGGGCGCCGGCCAGGTCGACAGGATCTGGACCGACACCCGCACCCTGACCGCATCCTCGGCCGAGGACCTGGACCTGGCCGGCGTGCTCACCGACGCGTTCGGTGCCGTCCTGACGTTCGCCCGGATCAAGGGCCTACTCATCGCCGCGTCGCCGGCCAACACGAATGAGGTTCTGGTCGGCGGTGTCGCCTCGGGCCTGGCCACGATCCTGACGCCGGCCGCCACGGGTGTCGCACACGTGCGCCCGGGCGGGTTCATGGCGTTCGGGGTCGGTAGCGGCGACGCCACGGGCTACGTCGTCACCGCCACCACCGCCGACCTGCTGCACGTCGCCAACGGTGGCGCCGGCACGTCGGTAACGTACGACGTGGCGATCATCGGCTGTTCCGCCTGATCTGCGATGGCCGCCCACGCGCAAGGTGTCAAGGTCGTCATCGACGATGCTGCGGTGAAGTCGCTGCTGACCACCGAGCTGGCCCGGGCGGCCACGCAGACGGCCGGCGACGCGTTCGCCGAACGTGCCCGGGGCTACGCCGCCCGCCGTACGGGGGCCGGCGCGGCGTCGATCAGGGCACGGGTACGCCCGGCCACCGACACGCCGGCCGGGTTCGCGGCCCGGGTGTCGTGGGACCGGCCGCACTACTACATGTACATGCAGGAATGGGGCACGGTGAAAATGCCAGCTCACCCGGCATTGCAGCCGGCCCTGGAGGACTTCCCCGACTCGCCGGACTACGCGGTTTACTAGGAAAGGATCGACATGGGTAACCCTGCTGCTCTGTCCATCGGGCCGGGCAATCTGTACATCTCGTCGTCGCTGTCGACCACCGAACCGATCGACCTGGCCGGCGCCTGGCCGTCGGGTTGGCTGGGCCTCGGCTACACCGACGACGGCTCGGAGATCGGCATAGAGACCAAGATGGAGGACGTGGAGGTGGCCGAGGAGCTGGACCCGGTAGCCATCCTCGCGTCGGCGCGCACCATCACGGTGACGATGGCCCTGGCCGAGATCACCGCCACGAACCTGAAGCGCGTCATGAACGGCGGCACGTTCACGGCGGGCGGCGGGTACGTCTACTTCGATCCCCCGGCGATCGGCACCGAGCAGTACTGCATGCTGGGGTGGGAGTCGCAGGACGTGCAAGAGCGGTGGATCTTCCGCAAGGCCATCCAGACCGGCAAGCTGGCCATCGCCCGGAAGAAGGCGCCCAACAAGGCGACGCTGCCCGTGGAGTTCCGGTGCGTCAAGCCGACGGGCCTTCAGCCGTACCGTGCGATCATGGCGAACCCGGCGCGTGCCTGATGCCCTCTTACCGCAGCAAGGGGCAGGCCAAGCCGTTTCCGTTCGACATCGACGGGGTGGAGTTCGTCACCGACGGCAGCGTGTCGCTGCTCGACATCTCCGAGCTGGCGCAGCTCGCCGACGCTGAGATGGAGTCGCCGGCCGGCATGGCCGCCGTCGCCGCTATCTTCCGGGCCGCCCTCGGCCCGGAGGAGTACGCGAGGTTCCGTGACCACACGCGCCGGCACAACACCGAACCCGACGTCATCATGGAGATCATGCGCGACATGGTGCGGGGAGTGACGTCGGGAAATGGCGGGCCGCCCAGCAAGTCTGCTGCTGGGCGGCCGAACACCGATGGTATGTCGCAGGACAGCTGGTCATCCGACGCGTCGGGGAGTCCGCTGG